CAGGCAACACGCTGACACCCGCAACACTCACTGCTGGCTCTGGTGTGACCATCACCAATGGCAGCGGTGCCATTACCGTTGCCTTCTCTGGTCCAGGCGCTGGTTCAGTCACCAGCGTGGATGTATCTGGCGGCACAACAGGCTTGACCACAAGCGGTGGGCCTATCACTGGCTCTGGCACCATTACCCTAGCAGGGACATTGGCAGTAGCCAATGGCGGTACGGGAGTCGCCACCAGTACAGGCTCTGGCAACAATGTATTGTCAACTTCACCCACCTTGGTCACGCCTTTGCTTGGCACTCCAACCAGCGGAGTCGCAACCAACCTGACAGGCTTACCTCTCACGACAGGCGTCACTGGCACACTGCCAATTGCCAACGGCGGTACAGGCGCAACCACTCTGGCGGCGGCTAATATTCCTGTTCTAAATGCTGCCAATACCTTTACAGGTACTCAGACATTCAGCGGTACATCAGCTACCCTTGCGATGATTTTGAACGACACGGCAGAGGTGGCAACAGTCTCAGCAACAGCGGCTACAGGCACGATCAACTACGATGTCACCACCCAGTCTGTCCAGTACTACACCAGCAACGCATCAGCCAACTGGACTGTCAACTTCAGAGCGTCCAGCGGCACATCGTTGAACACTGCCATGACTACGGGGCAGTCTGTGACTGTGGCTTTCTTGGTCACGCAAGGCTCGACTGCCTACTACAACAACGTGGTTCAGGTAGATGGCACAACAGTGACTCCCAAGTATCAAGGCGGTACAGCACCAGCGGCGGGTAACGCTTCAAGCGTGGACGTCTATATGTACACCATCGTGAAGACGGGCAGTGCGGCATTCACTGTCTTTGCCTCGCAGACCAAGTTTGCATAAGGACTGATATGCCATTAGTACAAACTAGGGGTGCGGCATCTGCCCAAGGCTTTGGTGAGTTTGCACAGGCGACTGTTGCCAACTACATCGAAGATGTGTTTAGCACATACCTTTATACGGGTGATGGCTCATCAGCGCAAAACATCAATAATGGTATTGATTTGGCGGGTAAGGGGGGAATGGTATGGGTTAAAAGTCGTTCCAATGCCACTACAAATGTTCTTGTTGATACAAATAGGTTTGTTAGTAGTAGTAACATTCAAAACCTTTTTTCCGATTCAACCGCAGCAGCTTCTGCTTCGGCAAATGAATTTGGGTCGTTTAATTCAAACGGATTTTCAATTCCGTACAACACAACTGCTGGATGGACAAATTTTGGGACAAGGACATTTGTCTCATGGACATTCCGAGAGCAGCCAAAGTTCTTTGATGTTGTGACGTATACGGGGGATGGCACTAACAATCGTAACGTAGCCCATTCGCTAGGCGCTATTCCGGGTTGTGTAATTTTTAAAAGAACAGACAGCACCGGGGATTGGCAAGTATCGCATCGATCTCTTGGTGAATTTTACACTGCCATTCTGAATAGCGCAGCCGCAGCTCAAAATTACAGCTTAACGTGGCTTGGCAACACTGCTACAAATTTAAATTTAAATACGAATGTAAATCAGTCTGGTGCAACCTACGTAGCCTATCTCTTTGCCCATGACGCAGGCGGCTTTGGCCTGACGGGTACGGACAATGTGATTTCGTGTGGGGGTTATACAGGGGACGAAACAGCAAACAGAGCAATTACATTGGGTTATGAGCCTCAATGGATTCTATGGAAAAATGCTAGTAACGCTTCTGGCTTGTCAGAAACAAACTGGCAAATTTATGACACTATGCGAGGATGGTTAGGGAATGCAACAGGAACTGGTGGTGACAGCAAATGGTTACAGCCAAATTCATCAAGTGCAGAAGGTGGTGAAAACGCTATCGCAATAACCCCTACAGGTATTGCTGTTGGTAGAGCATCTGGTTCGTTTACAAATAGGTCTGGTGACACCTACATCTACATAGCCATACGCCGTGGCCCGATGAAAGTGCCTACGCTGGGGACGAGTGTGTTCAAGCCCATGACCACAACTGGAGATGGAAATTCGGTTAGAAGTTTTACAGGAGTTGGTTTTCCTCCCGATTTAGTTTTTCCAATAATGAGAGCATCACCCGGAAATCATTATCTTGGTGATAGGTTGCGGGGTTCTCCGAAATTGGAAACAACATCAACTGTCGCAGAAGGTAGTGGTTATGTTAAATCATATGACCAAGATGGATGGACTACACAAGCAGATTCCTTTGGTAATAGTTTTGGTTTTGCATTTATAGATTACCTGTTCCGCCGCGCCCCCGGCTTCTTTGATGAAGTTTGCTACACGGGGACGGGAACAACAAACCGCAGCATTTCTCATAATTTGCAAGCGGCTCCCGAATTGTTGATTATTAAGACACGAAACGCAGTGGGTTCTTGGGCGACTTTGACTAAGTTTGAAACTTCAAACTACGTTGAGTTAAATTTGAACAGCGCATCCGAAGGTTCGGTAAGAAGCTACGTTGCCAATCAGTATATATCATCAAAACCAAGCTCTACAGTTTTTACTGTAAATGATGGCTATACCAACACCTCGGCTGAAACATATGTTGCTTATTTATTTGCAACTTGCGCAAATGTTTCTAAAGTAGGCAGCTACACAGGCACAGGGACAACCCAGACCATCAACTGCGGCTTCACAGGTGGAGCGCGGTTTGTTTTAATTAAACGATACGACCCTGACTTTAGTGGCGATTGGTACGTCTGGGACAGCGCACGGGGGATTATTGCGGGGAACGATCCCTATTTGCTCTTGAACACCACAGCCGCTGAAGTGACAAACACTGACTACATTGACACAGCCGCAACGGGTTTTGAGATCAGCAGTACAGCCCCTGCTGCAATCAACGCAAGTGCGGGTAGTTTTATCTTTTTTGCGGTGAGTTGAGCATGACAAAAGATATATACCGCAAGCGTTATACGCAACACAAGAGCAACGCAAAGATGCGTGGTGTTGATTTTCTATTTACATTTGAGGGATGGAAAGATTGGTGGATTGCGACAAGCAAATGGGAACTGCGCGGGAAACTGCGTGGGCAATATGTGATGCGTAGGCATGGCGATATTGGGCCTTATTCTGTTGACAATGTTTTTTGCGGTGTAACAGAAGAAAACGTCAGAGATGGTAATTTGGGTAAAGAAATTACTATTGAAACAAGAAATAAAATATCTGCATCAAATAAAGGTCAGTCTCATCCTTGGTCTGTTGGCGATAAAAATCCAATGCACAGACCAGAAGTAAAAGCCAAGATAAGCGCATTAACTAGCGGGGCAAAGCACTACAAAGCACGAATGGTTGGTACTCCTATTGGAACATGGGGTTCTGCTGTTGAATGTGCAAAAGCATTGAATATGCCAAGGCCAACAGTAGAGTGGCGTTGCAAAAATCAGAAATCAGGCTTTGCCTACCTTACATAAGGACACATCATGCAAATCAGAACAAATGACGGTCAGGTAATGTACGAGGCAGAGTTTCGTGCATACCAAAAAGCCAATGGTGGCCCAGCGTGGGACACAACAACAACCGAAGTCTTAACAGCACTAGGTGCTGATGTGGTTTTTGAAGGACCACAAGCCTCTGGCGGGACGGTTTACCAGTACAGCCAAGCGGCTGGTGTTGAGCAGATTGATGGCAAGTGGTACACGAAGTATGTGCTTGGCCCTACCTTCACCGACACAGAAGACACAACTGCTGCCGAGCAAGAGGCTGCTTACAAGGCCAGCAAGGACGCAGAGCAAGCCAAGTCGGTACGCACCAGCCGGGATGACAAGCTGACTGAGACTGATTGGCGGTTTCGCAGTGATATGACACCTTCACAGGCGTGGAAAGATTACTGCCAAGCCTTGCGAGACATCCCAGCACAGGCTGGATTCCCTTGGACCATAACTTGGCCTGACGCACCATGAGTGAAATAGACATCCGATTGACGAGCCATGAGGCCGTTTGTGCAGAACGGTATGCACAGATCAATGCTCGGCTCAAGCGGCTTGAGGGCGTGATTATGAAGACCACGGGCGTCTTGATCGTCAGTATGTCAGCTATCGTCTACGCATCTCTGACGTTGGGCAGATGAAGTGGATTTCTTTGAAGTCCTGTCCAAAGCCTGGCCCATCCTGCTGGCGCTGATCACGCTGATTATCGTCTTGGCAAAGTTGGATTTGCGGGTAGCTGTTCTGGAGGACAAGATCAAAACATTATTCGAGATGTGGAACAGGCGGGACAAATGATTGATCCGCTAACCGCATTTGCTGTAGCCCAAGGAGCCATCAAAGGCATTCAAGCTGCCATCAAGATGGGCAAGGACATCAATGGCATCAGCGGTGACTTGATGAAGTTCTTCGAGGCGAAGGACGTTATCGCCAAAGAGTCAGTCAAGAAGAAGCCCAAGGGTTTTGGCAAGAGCGACACGGCAGTGGCGTTTGAGACGGTTATGCAACTCAAGCAGCTCCAAGACGCAGAGAACGAGCTGAAGCAGATGCTGATATGGTCAGGCAACGACGATGTCTGGAACGCACTGATGCTGGAGCGTAACCGCATGGTGGCTGAACGCAAGAAGGCAGAAGCAGAGAAGGCTCAAGCCAAGGCACTGAGGGCAGCAGAGATTAACGACATCCTGACCTTTGGCCTGTGGGCTGCATTGGTGGCTGTAGTGATTGGTTTAACCGCGTGGCTTACGTGGCAACTTGTGGGGGACACATGACGGACGATAAAGGCGCATTGATTGAAAAGGCCACATTTGCAATACTGCCACTGCTGTTTAGCTGCGTTGTGTATCTGATGTCGGCTCTGTCAAATCTCAGCCATGAGGTGACTATCCTCAACAGCAAGATCAGTCTGGTGGTGACTAGCGACAACAAGCAAGCCAGCAACTCAGGCGCTGAGTTGGCAAGGGAAAAACTGAGACAGGACTTAGAAAAAGAAATCCAAAAGAACCGAGATGACATCATGCACAACAGACAAGAGATTGCCGTGATCAATACCAAGCTGGAGAAGAAGTAATGGACTGGCTCAAACAAATTGCACCGACTATCGCCACTGCTCTTGGCGGTCCCCTGGCAGGCATGGCGGTAAGCGCCATCTCCAAGGCCATTGGGGTTGACCCCGAGAAGGTGGGAGACATGATCAGCAGCAACAAGCTGACGGCAGACCAGATTGCAATGGTGAAGATTGCTGAGATTGAGTTGCAGAAGCAAGCGCAGGAGCTTGGCCTCAACTTTGAGAAGCTGGAGGTGGAGGATAGGAAATCCGCAAGGGATATGCAGTCAGCCACTAGGTCCATGATGCCGCCAATACTGGCTGGTGCCGTGACACTTGGATTCTTCTCTATCATGGTGATGATGTTCTTCAACCAGATTGACTCCAACAACCCCGCCATCCTGATGATGCTGGGGTCACTCGGTACAGCCTGGACTGGCATCATTGCTTACTATTTCGGCAGTTCTGCTGGAAGCCAAGCCAAGACAGATTTACTTTCAAAGAGGTGATTATGAAACCAGGACTCTACGCAAACATCCACGCCAAGCAAGAACGAATCAAGGCTGGCTCCAAGGAAAAGATGAACAAGGTCGGCAGCAAGGCAGCGCCTAGCGCCAAGGACTTTAAGCAAGCAGCCAAGACAGCCAAGAAGAAATGAAGACTCCAGCTTGGCAGCGTAAGGAAGGACAAAACCCCAAGGGTGGGTTGAATGCTGCTGGACGGGCAAGCCTCAAGGCGGCTGGGCAAAACATCAAGCCACCAGTGAAGTCTGGTGACAACCCAAGACGAGCCAGTTTCCTAGCGAGGATGGGAAATATGCCTGGCCCAGAGCGTAAAGACGGTAAACCCACCCGGCTGCTGCTGAGTCTCAATGCTTGGGGTGCTAGCTCCAAGGCAGACGCCAAGGCCAAGGCCAAAGCAATATCAGCGAGGAACAAATGACACCACACTTCACACTTGCTGAGTTGACCTGCACTGACCACCGCAGCCTGGACAACACGCCTAACGCACAGGAGCTGGCAAACCTTCAGCGGCTGGCTGAGTTCTTGGAGACAATGAAGACAGCACTTGGCGGCAAGCCTGTGATGATTAACTCAGCCTTCCGCAGCAAGGCAGTCAATGATGCCGTAGGCAGCAAGGACACCTCGCAGCATAGGCAAGGCTTGGCCTGTGACTTTAGGGTGCCTGGGATGACGCCAGACGCTGTGGTGAGGGCGCTGATTTCGGCTAAACTTCCCTTTGACCAAATCATCCGTGAATATGATTCTTGGACTCACATCAGCATTGCTGGAAAGCCAAGGGGTCAGGCTCTAATTATCGACAAGCAAGGTACTAGACAGTTTGTCTGAAAGATCAATATGCTGATGCCACTCAAGATACCAGCAGGCGTTTACCGTAACGGCACTGAATACCAATCAATGGGTCGGTGGTTCGGCGCTAACTTGGTTCGGTGGTTTGAGAACACACTCAGGCCAGTTGGCGGCTGGCGCAAGAGGGCTAATGGACAGATGTCAGGCACCTGCCGTGGCATTATCAATTGGCGTGACAACAGCTCAACTCGGTGGATTGTTGCTGGCACCAACACCAAGCTGTATGTGATGAACCAGGCGGGGACGCTGAAGGAAATAACCCCAACCATATTCACACCTGGTGCAGCCGATGCGTCACTGCTAGTTGGCTATGGCTACGGCAACTATGGTGCATTTGCCTATGGTGTGGCTAGGCCAGACACTGGCGCAATCATCAACGCTGCTACTTGGTCAATGGATACCTGGGGTGAGTATTGGGTCGGATGCTGCAACAGCGATGGTCAATTGCTTGAGTGGCAGCTAGGATTCACAACGCCAACCAAGGCAGTGGCAATTGTCAATGCACCCACCAGTTGCGCGGCGGTGATGACCACCTCTGAGCGTTTCATGTTCGCCTTGGGTGCCAGCGGTAACCCAAGGCTTGTGGCATGGTGTGATCAGGAGGACAACACCACTTGGTCACCAGCCGCCAATAACCAAGCAGGCAGCTTTGAGCTGACAACTGTCGGCTCCATCTTAGCGGGTAAACGGGTGCGAGGCGTCAACCTGATATTCACTGACGTTGATGTCCACACCAGCAGCTACATTGGTCAGCCGTTCGTGTTCAGCTTTGAGAAGGCTGGCTCTGGTTGCGGCTTGATTGGACCCCAGGCTGTAGCGGCTATTGATACAGCAGCCATCTGGATGAGTAGGTCAGGCTTCTGGATTTACGACGGTTACGTCAAGCCACTGCCGTCTGACGTTGGCGACTATGTGTTCAGCAATATCAACTTGGAGCAGGCCAGCAAGGTTTACGCTGTCCACAACTCCAAGTTCGGTGAGATATGGTGGTTCTACACCAGCAGCGCCAGCATTGAAAATGACTCCTACGTCATCTATAACTACCGTGAAAACCACTGGTCAATAGGCACCTTGGCGCGTTTGGCTGGGGTTGACAAGGGCGTCTTCAATAACCCTCTCATGGTCAGTGCTGACGGTTACATCTACGAGCATGAAGTGGGCTTTGCCTATGACTCACAGACAATTTACGCTGAGTCAGGCCCGGTGGAGATTGGCAATGGCGAGCAGATCATGCAGGTTCGCAAGGTGATACCGGACGAATCCAACCTTGGGGATGTCAACATCAGCTTCAGCAGCCGTTTCTATCCAACCGACACTGAGACAACCTACGGTCCATTTACCAGCGCCAACCCAACCGACGCACGGTTCAGTGGACGCCAGGTCAAGATGAAGGTAACAGCCGATACTTTGAGTGATTGGCGGGTTGGGGTGATGCGCCTAGATGCGGTACCAGCCGGGAAACGCTGATGTCTCTCAACGTACCGCACCCACCTCAAGTCTATACGCCAGTCATGGAGGCGCAGCGTAACTTCCTGCTGGAGAACGCTGACCGACTAAATCGAAAGACTAACGCTGACGTTGAGATTAGCAGCAGTAAGCTGATATTGACATCACCAAATGGGACTAGATACAGTGTGGTGGTGAGTAACGCAGGAGCGTTATCGGCAACGGCACTATGACAGATATTGAGAGATTGAGGCCAGAGATTGAAAAAGCCTTAAAATATTCGTTGAACACTCACACATTTGATGATGTCGTTGAGCTGGTCCAGCAAGCCAAGATGCAATTCTGGCCTGGACGGAATTCGGTGGTGGTTACGGAGATTGTTCTCCATCCACAGCAAAAATGCCTAAACTATTTTCTAGCAGCAGGCGTGATGGAAGAACTAGAACTGATGTCACCAATGATCGAGGCTTGGGGTAAGAGCCTTGGATGCACTCGCGTTACTTTAGCTGGACGCAAGGGATGGCAGAAGACTTTTCTGGCGAAGACAGGTTACACACCCCAGTGGTGGATCATGAGTAAGGAGTTATAGCATGGCTGACATTTCAATCCAAACCGCCTATGAGCGAGTCTTAGGCCGCACACCAAGTGCTGACGAAGTTGCCTACTGGCAGTCCACGTTTGGTAACAGCGTGGACCCTACTGAGTTGTCCACATTCAGCGTAGCGGCTCAACCTGAACGAGCTGCTGCGCCCAATACAAATGACGCAGTGCGGAATATGTACATGGAAGTTCTGGGCAGAGCGCCTGACGCTTCTGGACTGAAATACTTCTCTGACCGTTTTGGGCCAACGGTTGAAACTGGTGAGTTAGACATCTTTAAGAACATGGCGGCTGAAGAAGTTGCTGCCAATGCCGCCAGAAATGCAGCACAGCAATTAGCTGCACAACAGGCGGCAGCAGCAGCTAACACTACTACTACTACAACTGCTGCTGGAACTGGAGCCACTACAACTGCTGCTGCAACCAATGAAATGTCCATTGCAGCCGCCTACGAGCGCGTCTTGGGACGAGCGCCATCTGCCTCTGAGATTGCTTACTGGACATCTCAGTTTGGCCCTGGAGTTGACGCTACTGAGTTGTCCACATTCAGTGTGGCGGCGCAACCTGAACGAGCTGCTGCGCCAACAACGAACAATGCAATTCGGCAGATGTACCTGTCAGTCTTGGGGCGTGAGCCTGACGCTTCTGGACTGAAATACTTCTCTGACCGTTTTGGGGACTCGGTTGAAACTAGTGAGTTGGACATCTTCAAGGGAATGTCTAGCCAAGAGTTAGCTGCCAATGCAGCCAGGAACGCTGATACTACAACTCGCACAGGTACAACCACCACTGGTACTGTCCAGCCCATCACCAGGCCAACAACACCAAGGCAAGTGACAGGCACCCAGCTTGCACCAGCGCAGGTGACCAACACAGCCATTACGGGTACGCCTTTCCGCAACATTTACACGCCATCGACTATGCAGCAGAACGCGCCTACTCTGGCGCAAATCAACGCTGCATCTCAGTCGGCTAACCCGTACCAGTCCCTGATGGCGCTGACGCCTCAACGCACACTGTCACCAGCGTATGCAGCCCAAGCAGGGCAGACAGCCGCCAGCACCAACCTTGGTGGCTTCAATTCAGCCGTGTACAACCCGGCAGCGACAACGACAACGACAGGGTTACTTGGCGGTGGGGCAACAGGAGCAACAGTAGAGCAACCGGGTAGTGCTGATATGTCAACTGGCACTGGTATGGCGGGGATCAACAACCAAGCAGCTTTGTCAGCAGCCCTATCCAATCTTGGGTTCGCAGGCTTGGGTCAAGCACTAGCAACAAGTGTCGGAAATCAACTTACTAGTTTGACTGAAGCTGACCTTGTTGGTGGCGGTGGTGGGTCTGCTGAAGGTAATATGGGTGGCGGTGTAGGTGGCGGTGGTCTTGGAGGAGCTTATTCTGGAGGTAGTAGTGATCCAGCTCTTAACTATAAGGGTGGACTGATTACAAACCAAAAAATCAAAGGACCAAACCCACCAGGACCAGACGATGGCTACTCTGGCTTGGACATTGGCGAGTACGTCATCAAGAAGAGTGCAGTCAAGAAGTACGGCGCGAACATTTTCGAACAAATTAACGCAGGCAAGATTCCAGCCAAGCGTTTGAAATCTCTGTTGGAGTAACACCATGAGCAAAAGCGGCGGAAGCCAGACAGTCACCACACAAATTGACCCCACAATTAAAGCTGCCTACCTGCAGAACTTGCAGCAGGCGCAGAGCGTAGCCTCGGCGTTACCTGTCAGGGAGTTTGCTGACTTCAACCCCATCTACCGAGCTGGTGAGCAGCAGATGGTGAACACTGGCTTGGCGGGTCAAGGTCTTGGAACCACCAACCTTGCAGCCGAGTACGCCAACCAAGCGGCGCAGTTCAACCCTTACTACACAGGCGGCGTCAACGCTGGTCTGTCCAACCAGATTGGTGCTGTTGGTTACACACCCACTGATGTCACTGCTGCTCAAGCTCAGATGAGCGACATCAGCAATTACATGAACCCGTACACCGAATCTGTCATTGGTGGTTACAACCCTGCCACCAAGACATCCACTGGTGTGCTGGGAGATATTGAGGCCGCACGGCAGGCAGCCGTACAACAGATGGGTGAGGCTGCGACTAGGGCTAAAGCCTACGGCGGTACACGCCAGGGCGTAGCGGAAGCAGCTACCAACAGGGCATACGCTGACAAGGCGGCTCAGATGTCAGCACAGCTACGCCAGCAAGGCTTTGACACCAGCGCCAACCTGATGCAACAGGATTTGAACCGCACCCAACAAGCCAACCTGCAAACAGCAGCACAAGGCACTGGTGCGGCTCAGTATGGTGCTGGTGCCATCAACGCTGCAATGGGCGGTAATGCAGCAGCGCAGAATGCAATGGCTCAGTTCAACGCTCAGTTGGCCCAGCAGTCTGACCTAGCTAACCAACAGGCTTACGCTGCCGCCAATGCACAGCGTCTTGGTGCTGCTGGACAGTTAGGCGCACTCGGAGCGCAACAGCAGAACCTTGGTCTTGGTGGCGCACAGGCTGTCATGGGCGTAGGGTCAGCGCAACAACAAATGACCCAGCAGCAGTTGGATGCACTGCGAGGGATTGGATTAGAGAAGCTAGGCATCACTCAGCAGGCAATGTCCACTGCTTTGCCTAATGCTGGCGGTAGTCAAACAACACCGACCACCAGGAATGCATTGTCCAGCGCACTGGGTGGTGCTGGATACGGTTACCAATTCGGTGGTCTTCCAGGTGCTGCAATTGGCGGTATTCTTGGATTGCTGGGATAGATAGGAGATAGACATGGCTGAATTCAATTTAGAGGGACTGCTGGGAAATATAGGCAGCGCCTTTTCTGGTGGTGGAAACTACCTTGACGAGTATCTGACGCCAGAACAACGTGCGGCTATGCAGCGCAATGCAATGCTGGCAGCGTCAGCAGCCTTGCTTAAGGCTGGCGGGGAAAGCACCCGGCGCATTGGCATTGGTGAGGCTCTAGGTGGTGCGTTTGAGGCAGGACAGGCAGGGTACGAGAAAGCGCAGACGGGTGCGCTGACTCAGATGGCAATGAAGCAGAAGTTGGAAGAGGCGAAGAGGGCCAAAGAGTTAAATGCTCGACTTGCCAGCATCATGGGCTTATCAACACCTGATGAGATGGAATCACCAGAGGTAACAGCTAACAAACTGATGCAGTCAGGACGGGCAGCAATTCAAGCTGGAGACTTCACCAGAGGCTTTGACTTTTACAAACAAGCTAGAGAAGTGAACCCACGGGATGAGGTGCAGGGTGGTCTGACTTCATTAACAGATGAGGCTGGTAACCCCATCATGGTCCAGCAATTCAAAAGCGGAAAAATGGTCACTGCCCCAGGGTACGGACCACCAAGGGAAATGGTATTGCAGGATGTTGGTGGAAAACTTGTGGCTATTGATAAAGCTAGGACACCAACAGGAAGCGAATTTACTTTAGGCATGACGGATTACCAAAAATTCCAATCAAACCTTGAGTTGGAAAAACTTGGCATGAGCAGGACAGAACTTGATGCCAAGCTGAAGAATGATGCACAAAGACTCAGCATCAGCGAGAGAGAACTGGCACTGGCTGTTAAGCGTTTCGGCTTGAATGAGCAGGAATTTGCAAGAGGAAATTACCAAATAGAGCAGGCTGAAAATGGAAACTTTGTTTATGTTTCCAAGGTGCCTGGTATGCCTTCCATTCCAGTGCCAGGTACTGGTGGTAAGCAACTCAGCGTAGGTCTTACACCAATGCAGCAGCAAGACCTTGCTATTCAACTCAGGCGCGTAGGGTTGAGTGAGGCTGAATTTGCAAGAGGTAACTACGAGGTAAGAGAAGCAGACAACGGAACCCTGATGTATGTCTCCAAGACTCCTGGTATGCCTTCAATTCCAGTCCTTGGTGCTGGTGGTAATCCATTGACAGTGGGAATTTCTCCAGCGGAACAAGCAAGATTGAATATTTCTCTTCAGCAACTTGGATTGAGCAAGCAAGAGTTTGACCAAAAGGTCAAGCAAGATGCACTCAGGATGGGCATTGACCAGCAACAGTTGGGACTGGCAGTCAAGAGATTCAAGTTAAGTGCAGATGAATTTGCGCGTGGCAACTACTCTGTCAAAGAAACAGAAGGCGGTTTTGCCTATGTCCCAACCGTACCAGGACTGCCAACTATTCCAATCATGGGTGGTGGTAATGAGCCTCTGAAGGGTAAGGGAGCTGCGCTAACAGAAGGTCAATCCAATGCATTTGGCTTTGCCCAGCGGATGGAGAGAGCCAATAGCATCCTTCCTCCACTTGAGGCGTCGGGTTCCTATCCAGGTGTTGGGTCTGCTATGGCTGGAGCAATACCATTTGTTGGAGGTGCTGCTCAAAGAACTGTTCAAAGCCCTGATGTCCAACGATACCAGCAGGCGGCAAGTGATTGGATAAGAGCCAAACTTCGCAAGGAGTCTGGTGCAGCAATTGGTGTGGATGAAGCTAATCAAGAGTACGCCACCTATTTCCCAATGTCTGGTGACAGCGCAGCAGTTATTGAGCAGAAGCGACAGGCTCGACTGCTTGCGACTGAAGCCATGAAAATGAGCGCAGGGAAAACTTACACATCACCACCACCAGTGGTGCCTGGGGCTGGTGGGTCAGGCTTGACCTGGGACCCTGCCCAAAAGAAATTTGTGAACCGATAGGAACTTATCATGGCACAAGTCATAAACGTCATTGGCTACGGTGACATCTCATTCCCTGACGGGATGAGCATGGAGGAGATTACCAAGGCTCTGGAGCAACTGCCACCAGCGCCAGGATCAAGGTCCATGCCAGATGAGCTGATGCGCCAAACTGGGTTGGCTGCAAGGCCAATGGCGCAAGCTGCAATGACTGTTGGTGGACTATTGCCAATGGCGGTGGACCCTTTGGTTAACCTGTTCAACTTGGCGGCAGGGACAAAGGTTCCAACAATGACACAGGCGACCCAGACAAACCTGAACCGCATGGGTTTCCCACAACCTGAGACGTCACAAGAGAGGGTAGTGCAGGACGTTGGTTCGGTTGGTTATGGAACTGCTGGAGTTGCCAGGGCTGCTGGCGCAGTTGCGCCAAGGTTGCCGGGAATGCTAAGTGAGGCCGCTAAATTCTTCGCGCAAAGCCCACAGGCGCAGTCAGCCGCAGCAATCACAGCAGCAGGCGCAGGGGGTGCATTGCGTGAGGGCGGTGCTAACCCCTACGCTCAGATGGGTGGTGCAATGCTGGCGGGTATGGTGGCTCCTGGAGGCCCATCACTGTCCACCACACAACGAGCATTGGCGGTGCCTGGTGGACTGGTCAAGCCGTTCACAGAGCAAGGACGCCAGGTCATTGTTGGTAACGTGCTGAACCGCCTTGCCACCAATCCGCAGCAAGCCATGCAGAATATGGCTGAGTCTGCGCCACTGGTGCCAGGTGTACGTCCTACGGCGGCAGGTACAGCGCGTGACCCTGGCCTTGCTGGTGCAGAGACAGCTATCCGTGGCCTAGACACTGGCGGCAACCTCTTTGGTCAGCAGATCAACCAAAACCAAGAGGCTATCCTCAACGCCTTCCGACAGATATCAGGTAAACCTGGCTCTATTCCCTACGCTGAAGCCAAGCGTTCGGCAATTACAACACCAATGCGTGAGGCAGCATTTGCCAACAAGCAGGCGGTGGACGTTGAACCCGTACTCTCAGCCATCCAGGGCATTATGAGCAACCCGGCAACTCAGCGTAAGACGGTTGATGATGCAATGGTCTATGTCCAGGGGCTGTTGGCAAAGCGGGTGAATCCGGAGACTGGAACCATTGACCCAATGTCCCTGTACAGCATCCGCAAGGACATCACTGATGCAATGGCAGGTAAGCTGTCTGGTGACCTGTCTAACCTGCGTTTAGCCAAGGGACAACTTGCTGACTTGCTGCCTGTCATAGACAGGACCATTGACGCTGGCGCACCAGGGTTTATGGACTACATGAGCAAGTACGCCAAGTCCTCGCAAGGCATTGACCAGATGCGTCTGCTGCAGGGCATTGAGGCCAAGGTCACAACGGGACTGCCTAACATCAGTACGGGTAACCCTGTCTTGGCGGCATCAGCACTACGCAGGCAGCTTGCGGCTGCACAGGATGAGCTAGGCACCAAACTATCACCTTCAGCGCAGTCCAAGCTGGACAACATCATCAACGAGATCAACAGGGGCATGGCGGCAACTGCGCCAGGTGTAAAACCACCAGGCTCAAACACCTTCCAGAACATGAGCATGGGCAACCTCATTGGGAAGGTGTTCAGCGAGTCCTTGGCTGATAACACAACGCTACGGACAATGACTCGGCCTTTGGACTTTTTATACAAGCTGCCTGACCAGCAAGTGCAGCAGCTGCTGGTGCAAGCCATGCTTGACCCCAAGCTGGCGGCAATGATGATGTCAAAAGCGAATATTATGCGGGTGGAGCCACTGGCAACATCACTGCGCCAAAAGGCACAGCAAATGGGTTTTGGAACTTTAATTGGAACAGGAGCATCACAATGAGCAAGCTATTTCGAGACGACAACGGGCAACTGACTACCTTTGGTGCGCTTGGCACCACCCAAGTGATGACGGTCACAGCCAGCAGTGTGCAGTCCACGGCAGTGGGAGCTGGCGTCACTATGCTGCGGCTGGCGAATGGTGGAGGGGCGCACTGCCACTTTGCCATTGGAGCCAGCCCTACCGCCAGCCTGACCACCTCTCCGATGCTGCCAGCGAATGCCATTGAATATGTGGCCTGCGCCTCTGGTGACAAGGTGGCGGTGATTCGTGGCGCTACTGCCACCGATATCTCAATCACGCAGATTTCGTAGGAGCGCATCATGGGGCTGCTTGATGATGAGGAGCTGTTTGCAAAATTACAAGCAACGCCAAGAAATCAAATTCTTGGTTTGCTTTCAGATTTCATTGCAAAAAGTTATTCTCCAGAGCGCACTCAACAGATGCAGGGTGTTTCAAAGTTTATGGGTGCGCCAGCAATCAGAGAAACGCTTGACAGGCTTTCCTATGGTCAACCACTGACAACTGGCGCAGGCGGTTTGGGCGGCACAACACGCATCAGGCCAGAGGCACTTGAAGCAGCAATGGCTGTTGCGCCAATGGCAGCACCAGCAGCCCGAGCAGCAGGCGCAGGCGCTATGGCAGCAGGCAGGGCTGGTGAACGCTTTGCGGAACGTGCTGTGCCAAGGATCATGGAGCGAGGTGGCATGGGCGCTGAGATGCTGCAGGGGATGAGCAGAGGAACGGTAAGCCCATTAGACGTTTACCACGGCAGTCCACATACATTACCCCCAACAGCACGTAACCCATTGGGTGAGTTTGACGCAAGCAAAATTGGCACTGGTGAAGGAGCGCAGGCTTACGGGTATGGAATTTATACGGCTGAGAATCCTGCTGTTGCAAAAGAATATCAAGTTAAGTTGTCAAGTACAGGCAGCGCAAAAAACCTTGCATCACAATTTGGTGATGTTGATAAAGGAATTTCAGAAGCACAAAGACGCATTGAAAGTTACAAACAATTAATAGTTAATGGTGGCGGTGGGGCAATGGATCGGGCGAAAAGTATGCTTAAGCTATCCGAAAAAAGTCTTAAAGACCTTTTGGATATGAAAGCCGGAATACCTGCAAATACAGGCTCACTCTACAAAGTAGACCTACCAGACGAGCAAATAGCCAAGATGCTGGATTGGGATAAGCCGATGAGTGAGCAACAAAATATTTTGTCTGCCTTGACTCCTGAAAATATGGGTTTAACTTTGCGCCAATCGTCTGATGGCGGCTTTATGGCTTATGTTGGATCAAATGGCAAGCCAATTGGTATGCAAATGAAGGGTGCAACTCCAGAAAAATTTAGGGAAAATTGGATAAATAGATTAAAAGAAATGGGTGATTTAGAAGGCGGTGCTGGGCGTGCAGTTGGTTATCTTGGTGGTACATCAAATTCAGGAAATCTTGCTCCATCGGTTTCAGAAGCATTGCGTCAAGCAGGCATTCCCGGCATCAAATACCTAGACGCTACCAGCAGAGGTGCTGGCACAGGCACCCGCAACTTTGTCACCTTCCCTGGCGAAGAAAAGAGCCTGACCATACTGGAGCGCAACGGACAGCCAATGATTGCTAGGACTCAACAACAAGACGCTACGCCTGACCTGATGCAATACCAGCGAATGCTTGACGAAGAAGAGCGCAAGAAACTAGGTGGTTTGCTGTACCGCTAGGGATGCGGACAATCCTCTGGCACAAACCACATAGTTATCTCTTTCTAGTCTTGTCATTCTGCGCCTTGTCAATTTGCTCACGCAACCACCTTGGTCCACCAAGCTGAAGCAGCTTAATACGCTGGCTGTGAGTCAGCTTGATGGAGTACACCACAGACAGTGGCTCACCTACACGCTTGGTACTCATGGACGCTTCCTGGGAAGTGGTGCCCAATACTGCCAAAACTGCGTCTCGCCCACCTTGTAGATGTAGTGCCCCATCGTGGCAACACCAGACCGTCCTAATAACAGCACCTTGACACCTTGCGGTGTCTGATCGTCGATAGGCATCCAGAAGTAGTCTTGTGCCACTGCTGCTGTAAAGGTGCTGTCCAGCCGGAACTTCTGCTCATGCTTGAAACGCTCAAACTCTTCGTCTTCAGGGGCCATTGTTGCGCTCCTTTAGTTTGGCTTCGATGGCTCGGGCAAACGCCGTCATACCGGGAGGCAAACGCTTTGTTTCAGCGTCTACGCTGACCAACGCATCTTTCCTTTCCTCATCCGTCAGCCCTACCCAAGTTCTTAGCGCAGGGACAAACAGCGGCTTGCTCGTCCACTGTACTTTTTTGTAGCAAGGTCGGATGCCGTCTTGGTCTACACAATCTTCACCATCCCAGTACAAAAAAATAAACCTGTCATCTGCGTA